CCAGAAAAAAGTTTTGTTAAACTTTTAAATAATTGTGAATCTTTATTTTTTAAATTTCTTCGCTGATCTGCCATTTTTTATCCTTTTAAAATCCAAGCATACTCTTTATACATTTTTTTATTTGCATCAGTTTCTAACTGTTTATTCATATTCATGCCAGGAATTGTTGTACTTAAAACAGTTTTTCCCTTGCTAATGCTGTTGAGTATTGCAAGATTTAATTGTACATCTTTTTGGCTATTAATTATAGTAGTATCTCTCACCCAACATGCGATTGCCAGAGCCATAACAAGGTCATCGTTATAACCTTTTTGTGCTTCTGGTCTACCATTGATCCATACAAATTTTTCTAGCTCTCTAACTAGTCTAGCTGAGTTAACTATAACTACTTTATTACGTATCATTTCATCTAATTTAGCTATAATTAATGGTCTCGTTTTTACAGATGTAGTAAAGCCAGGAACAATATTGCTATTTCCTATAGCTGCATTAGGATGGACATATTCATGACTACTTTTATGCGAGTAATACATGTTTTTATATCCCATTTCTACTAATTTAGATGCAACGCTATGGCCTATGTTATTTGTTTCTACACACATAAGAGCATTTCCGTATTCTACGCCAGTGTCAAATAATAATTTAACAAAATTTTCTGGTTCTACCTTACCTTGGTATTCTGCTACTTGTTCCATAGTATTAACGTTAATAACGTGAAATACAGAATAATCCTGACCATCGCCGCGAGCAACGTCAGCAGAGATAAGATACTTTCCACCATGACCGTATGGTTTCCACATATGATAGTTGCGGTCCATCCAGCTTTTTTTTGATGGATCGCTTACTGTTTTTCTTAATCTTTCTATATCATCTGGGTCTATGACTGTTTCGCCAGATGCGTTGAAAGAAACAAGGTATTCTTGCGCAATTTCTCGTTTGCCAAGGTTTTTGGTTTCATTTTCAAACCACTCTTGATTATGTTCTGGATGAACATTCCACGGCAATGAAGTTGCTATAAATGCATTTTGACTATTTAAAGAATCCTCATAGGTTCTATGAAACCAATTACCTATACCATTAGGAGACGAAAGAGCTATACAGCGACCACCAGTTGAAATAGTAGGATAAATGGCTGTCCATATGCTATCCATATTGTCAACGTGAGCAGCCTCATCTACAACAAGAAGCGAAACAGCCTCAGAACGTCCGGCATCTTCAGAAGTAGGAATAGCTTTAACTTGTGAACCATTTGATAACTCGAATGAATGTTTATTGTCTATTGTAACTTTGGCTAAAGTTAGCCAATCTGGTAAATTTTTTAGTATATGTTTAACTTTTTTAACCATATTACTTGCGGTACTATATTTAGTAGCCATAACAAGTACGTTTTTGTCACGATAAAAAAGAATTATCCAAGCAATATAGCCCGCCACTATGGTTGAAATACCAAGCTGGCGGGCTTTTGCTATAACATTAAAACGGTGATCGCGAAATTTATTTAATAGATCATCTTGAAATGGATATGTTTTAAACGGGATATTTCCTCTATCTGGATGTGTAATTTTTGCGTAATTACGAAGAAAATATGTTGGATTTTTTCCACACTTTAAAATTTCAGTTTTTATTTCCTCCAGAGTTAATTCCATTGACATTTTTCATCTCTAGTTTTCTTTACGTGTGACGTTTTTAGGTTTAATAACTTTTTTCATCATTGCTTTATTTGCAGCTTCAATTTCTTCCAATTTATCTGTGCAGCTATAGCATCCAACTAGATCTACATGCTCTTTTAAATTTAAAACTTCATATGACATCATTGCTTTTATCATAGCTTTTACTCTATTTGAAGTTTCAACAAGAACTTTAATTTCACCAGCTTCTTTTAATTTTAAAGAAGATCCTGTCACTTTTACAAATTCTTTTTGAAGAAATTTTTTAATTTCTTCAAAGCGACGTTCCATTTCTCTTTCAAATTTTTTTTCATGTAAATGAGAGATAGGTTCATGACTATTATAACGAATTAGTAACATATTTCCGTGCATAGAGACTCCAAAACCATCCATGACTCTCTGATCTCGGATAGGTTGATCTTCTCTTTTTAGACCAATTTCAATTAATTTACCATTTTCATCTGTTGCGCCATGATGTTTATTGTGGATAGCTTGGGAAATTCCTTGAACAACTTGATATACTGATAGGGCCATTATTTTTGCTCCATTTTATCGGGACGCCAGCCTTGCTTCCATCTTTCTTCTCTGCCTTCAACATGTTTTATAAAACATAAATAGCATGTATCAAACTTAGTAAAAAAAAGATCATCATTTCTATTAAATGAATATTTGTTACAATACTCGCATTTCCTTTTATTATTATTAAATAGTTTCTTTGCTATTAAAACACCATCTAATTCTATAAGATTCTGGTTTATCTCAGAATCTGCCTCTTTTTTCATTTTCTCTTTTGATTGTTCTAAATATTTTTTTTCTTTTTCTTCGCTCCATTCTGCCTTTGGATGTTTTATTGTTTCTTCTCCAAATTTTTCTGAAATTGCTTTTTCTAAAGCTGCAATATAATTTAAATCTTTTTTCATTTTACCGCCGAAGATAGATAATATACAGTACCGCCAGCAGCAAATATACCAAGAACAAAAGCCCCGGCAATTAACCACTTTTGCATAGCAACTGTACCTGATAAATCTGAAATAGTCGCATCCTTTGCTTTAGTTACTCTTTCATAAAGTAAATCTTTAGTTTCTAACTCTACTCTATGTATATCTTTTAGTTTAGCTAAATCTAATTGAATAGCTTTTAACTTACTCTCAAACTCTAACTCTTTTGCTTTTTCTTGTTGTTCTACATCTGTATAGATTTTTGCTAGAGCCTCTGGTCTAAAAAGATATCCTGAGTAAGGAACTTTTTGTCCTTCCTCTACAGAAGTAAAAGATTCATCAACTTCTTGAGCAATAGAAGGCGGTGCCGCTAAAAATAGCAGCACAAATATTAATAAAAACTTTTTAATCATTTATTTTTATCCTTATCAAAATTTAAATTAAACTTTTTTCCAAATTTTTTACCAAATTCTTCTGGCCTTTCTTTTGCTTCGTTTTTTAAAACTTTTTTCTTCTTTTTTGTTTCTTCTTCAAGCTCTAGCTGTTTTCTTTTTTGTTCTTGCTCTAGTAATTTTTGCTGTTCTTCATAATGTTTTCTTATTTCTTCTTTTTCTTCTTGCTCTTTTTGAATTAATTCTAACTTAATTGCATCTTCACGGGCTTTTTCTATAGCCAAGTCTTGCGCTACCTTGGAGTCGATGCCGCGCTTTATCAAGAAAAAGCCAAGTATAAAAATTGCAAAAGCCCACCATGTTTTTTTAGTAAAATGTTTAATTTTATCTAACATTATTTTCCAGCCCCTCGCCATCTTGTGGCTAAATCAGTAAAACCTTCTATTCCTACATATCCCATAGTAATTGCAGTCCATTCTTCTGGTGTTATTTTTGAAAGACAAAGAAGTATTGTTGCCGTAATCCATACAAGCAATTTTCTGCTAATTGCTTTTTGTGTAATAATATCAAGAATTCCACGATCATTTTCTTTTTCTTTCATTTCTTCCTCTACTTCTTTAGAAATATCATTAACAATACTCACTTTTTATCCTCACTGATTTACAAATGCATAATTTCCTTTCTTATCTATAACAATCTGCATATCAACTGCGTCTTTTAATGCATCAAGATGTGAAATAAGAATAACAGTCTTGAAGCTATTCTTAATTAGATCTAGAATACGAATAAAACCTGATAAATTATCAGCATCAAGACTTGTACCTGGTTCGTCTAATATAAAAATATCACATTTTGGTAAAGAAGTCACGGATAAAAATGCCAAGCGAATAGCAATAGAAGCGAGAGATTTTTCTGCTCCACTGCCCATCTCAAGAGGCCGCGCATCATAGTTTGGATGTTTAATCATAATGTCAAGTTTATCATCATCATTAATAAGATAAACTTGAAAATCAACTATATTTGTTAATGTTTTATTAATTTCTTCATTAATAACTGGAAGTTTGTTTTTAATAACTTGATAAGAGATGCCGTTTGGATGCATCGCTTTTAGATAAAGATCGTATGCAGCAAATTCTTTACGTTTTTCAGATAGTTCTTGCTTATCTTCCTCTGCTTTTTCTAACTGTGATACAAGATAACCAATATCTTTATAGAGAGTTGTTACTTGGTTTTGAGTTGAAGATACCTTCATTTCGTATTCTACAACTTCTTTCTTTAAAGAAGACTCATTTTCAGTCAAATCATGTAATTTATTTAATAATTCTAGATCTTCATCATATCCTTTTAGGTATTCGTCGCATCTTTCTATTGAATCAATACATGATTGTATTTTTGTGTTGTTTTTTTCAATTGAAACTTCTAGATTTTTAATGGACATTTCATATTTATGCTTCAAGGCAAGCGCACTATTATATTTGTTAATTGCAGTATGTATTGAAATAGTGTCTACGTTTTTATATTCTTCTCTAATTTTATTAATATTTGTATTAATTTGTACTAATTGACCTTCTATTTCTGGTTTTTCTTCTTTTGCGGAATATGCATCCTTAATAAATTTACAGTGGCTATATTCTGAACCACATGGAACTTCTGAAAGAACGCTGATTTGTCTAGAGTATTCGCCATCTTTTAACTCTGCTAGTTTTCTTGATGCTATTAGTTGTTGAATTGTTTTATCTGCTGCATCAATTTGAGCTTGTTTGTTTAAGTAGTCTTCAATTTGAATTGATAAATCACCTTCTAAATTATCTATTTGTTGTTTAAGTGATTTAATTTCTCCTTGACAAGTTACATTTTTTTTCTCTAACTGTTCTTTAGTTACGTTATATTGATCTTTATTTAGGATCACACTTGTATAATTTTTATTATTTGTAGAAATACTCTTTATCTCAGCCTGAGCTGCAAATAATTGCTGGCGCTTTTCATTTAAAAATTTTTGATTTTCTTTTAACTCTTCTGAAACTATAGAAATGCCAAGTTCTGCTTTTTTCATACTCTCTTTTAAATTTTTAATAATTTCATCGTGATCTTGGCCTTCAAGTTTCTTTAAAAGTGCTTTAATTTCAGCGCTTTCGCCCTTTGCTGCTTTAAATTTAGCTTCAAAAATATCAAGATCAAGGAACTTAGCAAGAATTGTCTTACGATTTGTTGATCCTTCTCCAATAAAAGATTGTGCCGAGAATTGTGTAGCCACAGAAGTAAGCATAAAATCATCAACAGTACCGATAAGGCGACGGATATTTTTATCTGTATCCGTTCTATCAATACCATTCATGTTTTCTTCTTCATCTCCAGAAAATTTAACGTCAGTTTTGGCTTCAGTTGTCTCAATACCTTTACTTTTTTTAGTATATTTTTCAGAAGTTCTTTCAACCGTGTAATCAATACCATTAATTTCTATAGTAGCTTTTGCACGACCACTTTCTTTGTTTTGATTAATGATATTAAGGTTCTTTCTTGAGTTCTTAGAGGTAGTATTGAACAGTGTATAGAGTAGCGTATCCACGCCCGCAGATGACTTACCAGAGTAGTTCTTTCCAAGAATGCCAACTACACCGTTTAGCTTAGAAAAATCAATCCTGTTGCCTTCTGCGTAGTTAAAAAGGTTATCCCATTCAATATTTTTTAATTTCCAGCTGATATTACGTCCTACTTCTTCATTTTGTTCTATCTGAGTGTTAAATTTTTTGTTTAGTTCATAAATTTTTTCTGTTGTTTGACGATCAATGTTGTATTCTTTCAAAAATTCATCAATTAATTGCTCTTGAACACCTACATCTCTAAGATTTAGAGTCTTAGATAAATTAGAAATCTCTTGTAGATTTTCTTTGTTTGTCAATGCTTTATTGACAAACACAATACTTTCTGGTTTGTATTTCTTTTTTATGCTTTCAACGGCTTCCTTGATTAAATCAATAGCTAAGTTGTGGTTTGCAACGAGACGAACATATGATTTTTCTGGAAAGGATTTACTGATAATTGGTGATCCGTCTTCTGATAGCTCAATAGTAATATATGGCTTTGGAGCATCAAAAGAAACATGCTTAACTGAGAAATTTTTCTTGTCTTTAATATCCCAAATTAATACGCCTTTATCATTTGTTTCACCAAAATTTTGTTGAATAGTGCTACCGGCATATCTCATACGTCCTTCATCATCTACCTTTTGATTTGAAAGATGAATATCTCCAAGTAACACATAATCATATTTTTCAAATATAGCAACATCACAATCACCATGCTCTACAACATAACCTGTATCAGTTACAACTCCTGGAATTGATCCGTGATAAAGTGCAATATTTATGCACGCATCTGACGTTTCCAAAGGATAATTGTCTGGATCAAGCATTGAGAATGCTCCAAACATTACTTTATGTTTGGTATAAAAATGATCAGATTTATTAAAATAAAAAATATCATCATGCTTTAATGCATTAACAATAGGGCTAATTGAATCAAGGCGCTTGTTGTTACGCATTGAGCAGTCATGATTACCAGGAATTATAATTAATTCTGCAATATCAGCTAAATTTCTTAAAAAAGAAGCTGCAAGGTTAACACACTCTGGTGTTAATTGAATTTTTGAGTGGAAAAGATCACCAGTATGTACGATAAAATCTACTTTTTCTTGACGTGCAAGTTCATAAATTTGATGAAATATTTTTTCATACTCATCATGACGTTTTGTCAACGGAATATGCGTATCCGAAATGTGCATAATTTTAGGCATTTTTACCTCGTAAAATACAAAAGCCCCGATTTCTCAGGGCTTAGTATAGCATAGCTTACTTAATAATTCAAGACAACTATTTAAGTTGATTATTGTCTGGTGGCAATAAAGATTTGCAAAACTTAAGAGTTGCTTCAATAGTTGAAATTAGTATTGGAAGATCCTCTAACCCCTGATAAAATTCAAAAGCTCTAATAATTTTAGTTTTTTCTTTTTCCATCTCTGGCGTCTGCATGGCCTCTACTTCCGCGTCAGAATGATCTTCCTCTCTAGCTCCACGACCAGCAGCGGCAGTCTCATCTTCGTCTGGTACTGGTTGTGTGTCTACGGGTGCCTCTTCTACTTTTTTCTTAGCTTCGCCTAGGGCAACTTCTTCTAGTGTTTCAATAATAAGGGCACGAATACCGTTTCTATTAATTTTTTTCATATAAATTCCTCATATAGACATAATCTTATCTAACAATAAATAGTCTGTATTTTTAATAAATGTAGCACTTTTCTTTCGTAATAAAAATTCTTCCGCACTCATCTCTCCTGCATCTTTATATGGTTTAATTGGAACTTTATAAACCTCTATTCCGTATTTTAATAAAGATTCTATCATCTTATATTCTTTTATTTCTGCATCCGGATCTAAAGCCATATAAACTGCTGGGTCATTTTTAATAATTTGTTGAAATAATTTTGTTCCTTCTCTCAAGGAAGATCCAAGAATTGGTATGGAGTTTGGTATTTTTAATGCATCAAAAACTCCTTCTGTTATTACAATATCATCTTCCCAATCTATCATTAATTCATTAAATATAATATCTTTACTTTCTGGTGGGTTTTTATATTTAAAATAATTTTTAACATAAGATCTAGCAATAAAATAATTACATTTTCCATCTAAATTAAAGCTAGGTACAATAATTCTTTCTTTATATTCGCCACTTGGACAGTATCCAATTTTCCAGCGTAAAATATCTTGTTTTTTTATTCCTCTTTTTTCTAGGTAAGCAAGAGGCTGCAAATTTGTTAAACCATAATTTTTATTACAAAGACTTATAAATTCTTTCGGTAAGTCTAAAATTTGCTCTTTTTCTTTTTCTTCTGGAACTATCTGCTCCAGAATTATTTTTTCAAATTCTGAAACTTCAATAACTCCAGTTATTTCTTTCCACTTTTGTTGCTGTAAAAAAGTCCCAAGTCTTTTGACTAAACGATGGGTAGTTCCCGCTCGTTCGCAGATCCAGCATTTATATTTATCTTTATTTAAATTAATAGATAATTTTTTCTTGTGATGCGTGCAAAATACGCATTTAAACAAATGCTCGCCTCCACTTGCAGAAGACGAGCCTAAAATTTCACGAAGAATTTCTAGTTTTTTTGTTTCTGACACTGTATATAACCCGCTTTCGCTATAACATATGAGTCAGCACGATCATATGTTCCTGCTTTTGGCTTGCCAGCCGGTGTATACTCTACCTTGAAAGAAGGTTCGCTGTCAACTACGTGCTTTAAAACTATTTCTTTAGCATTTTGCCCACGTTCAACTTTAATTCCCAGTGTTTTTCTTGCTGTCGTAGAGCCAATATACTGAGGTTCTTTGCCGTAGACTTCATAACAGATCCATGATACGATACCGTTAAATTTGCCTAATGTCAAGATAACCTGTGCTGAACTTAAACCTGGTCTGAACGCATTTAAGCTTTGTTCTATGAAAATTTTATCTATATAAAAAAGATGTTTTAATTCAACAAGACGTTCTTTGACTAGATTTGCTTTTTGCATGAGTCCATCAATTTTTTTTGATGTTAAATTGATGGACTCATTATATATTACTTCACCATCGTCCGTGATAACAGTTAGCCCAGTTATAGAAGTACTAATATCTAATCCTAAAATCATATTACCACCAAATAATAAAAACTGCGCCATCGGCACCTGAACCACCGCCAGCACCAGGTCTAGCTGCTCCTCCATTTAACCTCTCAGCACCACCACCTCCGCCTCCGCCTCCGCCGCCTGGCCAGCCGCCAGTTCCGCCAATCCCAGCTAGATGACCAGCATGAGTGGAATCTTCAAAATAAGCGCCAGCGCCGCCACCGCCGCCTCCACCTCCGCAAAATGCTTCATATAAAACCCAAGCATTTTCGCCGGTATATCCATCTTTTTGAGTTGGAGTATCACTACCAAATATTGGACCGCCCCTATAAGGCACCCCAGGTTTTTGTCCACCAGCCACGCCAACATTAATACCAGTAATAGCTGCACTAAAGAATGAATCATCTTCATCAACACATCCGCCTGTACTTACGCAATGCGTTTTTGAATATACAACGCTTTGTCCTCCGTTAGTTCCAGCTGCACCATTTTCTGGTGTATTATACGCTTGGCTTCCCGATCCGCCATACCCACCGCCACCAGCGCCTTTAGCGGCACCTTGTGGGCCAAAATCTTCAAGATCAAACATTAAAATTTTTGAATTAATTTTATTATTAATGATATCCATTTTTTATCCTTAAAATTATTTAAACTGATAGTAATCAAGATTACCGATAGACATTCTACCAAATGCACCTCGGAACTGCCCATATCCTCCTTCTCCGCGCCCATGAGTATTAGTATTCGAGTTCTCACCTCGAGAACCACCAGAGCCTCCACCAGCAAAACACAAACCTTTATTATTTGCGTCTAAAACAAAAGTAGATTTTCCTTTATTTCCATCCGAAGAGGCAGTACTATTAGAATAAGGAAATGATCTAGAAGCGCCAGTGCCACCAATTCCACCTGGTGCTACAAAAATTTTTAAAGGATAAGAGAAATCAGAAACCCTAAAAACACCTTCAGAGTAGGAGCCACCGCCGCCACCGCCACCGTATCTACCTAATACAGTGTTTTCATTCTGACTTTCATCCCAAAATAATCCACTATTACCACCACCGCCACCACCGCCACCGCCAATACAAATAATTTTAAAAAATCTAGCACCAGGTGGTGCAGTCCAAGTACTGGCATGGACAATTGTTATTGGATTATAACTTGTTACTGTATAAGGAGTAGAAAAAACATCTACACCGGCAGACCCGCCACCACCAGCTTGAACAACATTCTCAAATGACATATTTTCAACAATATTATTTGAATCTTTAATAAGAACTGACCTATTGGTTGCAACTGTCTGAGTTGCAATATTAGTAATTTTAGCTCTACCAACAATTTCTGATATGCCTGTTGAGGAATTACCTGTAATATTAAGTCTTGCTACGTTATTTTTTCGTAAAAAAAAGTCTGTATCAGTTTGAGATCCAACCCAAGATGCACCACTGGTACTTCCCATAACAAGTCTTGACGTTCCATCGGTAATGCCCATAAATGCATCACCGGTTTTTCCAATTACTACTAATTCACTATCTGGATTTGTATTACCTTTGGATACATTTGGTCCAACGTATAAATCAGGATTTCCTGATCCACTTATTCTAACATCGCAGTTAAATACAGTTGAATTTGTAGGACTAGTGATGTAATCCATGCATTGAGTAATTCTTTCTAACTCTATTATTCTATTTAAAAATGAATCACTCAAGTTTTGAAGATTTCTTATGTATCTCCATAGCGCTTGTAATTCGTCATAAATTGATGGAAAATTTGGCATTTTTAACCTCTATGATATTATATATCTAAATAGTAACCTTTTATAATAACATCTATTGTTGTGACATCTGCGATCAACGAAACACTTGAATTTCTAAGTAAAATATATGATCCCGGATTTATATACCAGTTGCCGTCTATAACATTTTGTGATGTAACAGCACATCCAATTTGCCCAGTTATACCACTACCAGATGAACCAGCATTAAACGTAACAGAATTCATATAAAATATTGTTGTACCAGCTGAAAATGTTGTGCCATCTGGCCCTGATGCTTTTCCAGTAGTAGCTGGGGCGGTACAGGATCTAACAGTAAATAACATTGATGCACTATGATTCCAAGCGCCAGTATATCCGGTTAATATAATTAACCCGAATGATGCCATAAATTTTCTATTTGTTTTAGTACGAAATAAATTATAAATTCCAACATCATTTGGAGCAGACATACCAGTGCTACCATTTACACTAATTCTGGCACGATGAACATGTAAACCGTTTGTTGTTTCATAAATGGTATTATGGAAGCTCATTTAAAATTTCTCCTGTCCAATATCCATCTATAGCAAATATAACTTGCATAGTTGTTCCAGATTTAGCACCAGTTTTTGCAACAATTCTTGTGCCGCCTGGTGCTGCTTTTCTAAACATTAAGCCAGTTTGATATGTTTCACCATTCATAGCTAATTCTCTAAAATAACCTTGAAAGTTACCAGAACCAATTGTATTTGTTTGTGTCCAATCCGTATAAGTAGCAGAGGGATTAGTTGTAAGCCATCCAAGTGATACCTGTATTGTATCAGTTGATGCATTTTTATAATAAAAATACGCAGTTACTTGCTCTGGATAAAATATTGATGTTCCCCTGTATGGTAAGTAAAATGCCGTGTATTCCGTACTTGCTTGCAAAGTAAGAATTGGGCTTTTATAACAGCAATAAACATCATCTATATTATCTACTGATATTTTATAACTCATTAATAATATCGCCCTTTAATCCAAATTTTATAGCGAACTGTACCAGCGCTTCCAAAAGTATTTTGAGCTATAATTGGTAAACCTGGCGGCACACACCATTTCATTACAGTATTACCTTCTATAAACCCAGTATTTCTAGAAAATCTTAAAACGGCTCCATTAGTAACTGGAAGCATATCACCGGTAGTAGAACCAACAATATTATTGTATGTTGTAAGTGATGTATTACTAGGATGTTTATATCCTAAATAAACGCTAACAGCCGCCGAATACGTAACAGTATAAATTATAACTTCTTCTACTTGAAAATTTCCACGATTTGCTGGTAAAACAGAACACGTTAAATATTGAGTTGATGCACCAGTAGCAATAATATTACCAGAGTCTTTATGAAAGACTTCCATATTGTTACCTAACGTATATGCATTAAACTCGTAACTCATTTAGTATACCCACCAATTACTACCGGTTCCAAAAATAGAATATGATGAATAAGTTGTATATATAGATGCAGAACCCGCACCATCAATTTTATTAGAACCAGAAGCTATAATATTTACAGTTCCAATTCCAATATTTTTAATTACATAATTTTTTCCATTTCCAACGCTTGATATTAAAGGAAGTTGTATGTTAATTACAGAACCAGTTAAACTCCCGCTACATGCAATAAAAAATTCACTACTGGCGGTTAAACCAGTAGTAGTACCAGTACTAATATCTCCGCCTGAAGTGCTGCCTAAAGAAAAAATGCCATTTATTTCATCATAACTTAAACCAGCGCCTGCGCTAAGTTGTCTACGTACATCAGTTGAGAAGCTATTTGGTGCCCAATTTGAGGCACTTATGTTGGTTAACTGTGAACCATCACCTTTAAATCCTTGTGAAGCCGTTACAGTTGTTACTGATAGATCGTTTGGCAGTTTATATCTTGGATTTGATATATTTGACATTTTAAAATATTTCCGTTACTGATATCAGTATTGAACTTGAATTAACAAGTAAAGAAGAGCTAGGTACAAATAAAGAGTGTCTTAAACCACAAAGAGCAGTATCTCCGAAGTATGTAGCGCCTGGTTCTAATATAAAACTATATTTATTTGGTGGTAAAGTATTGTTTGAAATTGTTCCAAAACCATTGTTTGTTACATTTGTTGAGCCAATTAATATATATGCGCTACCTATTGAACCACTATTATAAATAATGACACCTTTTCTTCCTAAATCCGCATCAAACAATTCTGCTGTTCCCGCATTAACTCCCCAATCCCATCCACCACCAGGATAAAATTTTCCTTCATCTGCGGTGGTTGAAACGGCAACCTGTGTCTGTGCAGATACAAGACCTTCATCTCCGTTTTGAACTTGTAAAGTTTGCGAAACTCCAGAACCATCTTTTATACTTAAAGTTGCCATATTTTTCCTCTATTATCCAATAATTGTAACTTTATATGCGTTAATTTGTATTGGATTTTTAGTATCTATTGTTATATAATTATTATCAACAAAAATTATTTCAGCATCAACTATAGAGTAGTCATCAAAATTTTTTTGAACTTTAACATCTAAAACTTGAGTATTTAAATCGTGTTTTATAGTATATTTACTGTTTGTTCCATCCCCAATTATAAAACCTTTTTTATTTAAAATTTCAGAAGAGACTTCTTTATAGTTACTTATATTAGCTATTTTAACTAGATCTTCATCTTTGTTTAGTTTTATTTCAACTGCATTTTCATATTCTTTAATTATAGAATCTTCTTCGTTCGCTCCAGAACTAGTAAACAAAGCATTAACTTTAATTTCAATTGTTGTAGTATATCTTCTTTCTTCCATGTCCATACTATTAATTGAATTTTTTAAAGAAAAATTAGGCTGAATAAAACATTCATAAACAGAATTTTCTGATTTTAATACAAAATATCTATTTCTGCCAGTTTTTGCAATAAAAGGCTGAACCATATCATTCATTTGTTGCTGAAATTGACTTGTTAGTGTTATACTATAAGAAAAATTTACATAAACTGGCGCTTTTTTACTATAAAATTTATAAACAATTTTTTCATTTTTTCTTTTTGGAGATATAAAATTAACACCAGAATTAATTTTATTAAGGTCAGCGTTGGCATATTCTGATGTCTTTTTTTGATTTATTCTTTTACCTATTAAAATTGTATCTGATGCAGACGGTAAAGCTGCATAAAACACTCCATTATTTTTTTCATCTTTTACTATAGAAATTCTTTCAATACTTATTAGCGGTAAATTTAATGCTCCGCGATCATCTCTAATTTCTTTATTATTTTTAATTTGAAATGTTCTTTCTGGAGTAACCCAGACCACAGGAACCTTTTTGAATCCATCGCCCGTAGTACAAGAAATATTTAACTCACTATCAACCCAATTATAAATTGATAAATCAACATTTTCTATATCTAATGCGTGAGAAACTAAAATATTATTAATATTTGACATGTTAAATATCTATTTTTAATTTAAAAATAAATTCTCTATTTTCTGTTTTTCTTACTGGATTAGCTAAACTTGCTATTCCTAATAATTTTTTTTCTTTATCATATAAACCAATTCTTGTAATAAATACCTCTTTATCTTGTGTAGAGCTACCGCTTACAAAGGTAGATTTGTTTATATTTTTTATTTTAATTTTATCATTTTCTACAAAGCTATTTGAAGATGTCATATAAGAATACGAGCCAGATTCTAAATAAGTTAAATTATTAGAATGGTTAAGTTCATATTTATTTGCATGAACAAAAGTAAGATAAGAAGTTAGGTCACTTGATATATTATAATCTATAGTTCCAACTAAAGATGCGCTTGAGCTAATAGATGAATATATCCATCTTGGATTATCTGTAAATTGTCCTGTATAGCTAGAACTATAGTCAGCCTGTATGTTGTATAAACTAGAAGTGTTATTTAAAATAATAAAACCTTCTTTATAAAGAACAAAACCAATTGGAGTATTACTTCCTGTATTTTCTGCGCTGCCGCTGTATATTACGCCGTCTTCTCTGTAGTCAGAAGCCTCAGCAATTTTACTACCGGATAAGTAATATTTAAATTCAACTGACCCTTTTTCTATCCCGCTTCCATAGTGAACAGAATTAAAAGCAATTAAAGTTAAAGGTTTATTAATTAAATTATCATAATTAAAAATACTATCCTGTGATTTATAATAATTAATAATATTTTTTAATGATCTAACATATAAATATTCTTGGCTTAAATACGCAGAAGACCCGCTAAAATGATATATTCTAGCGGGTCTATCTATTGGTTCATAATCAGCAAAAACCTCTCCATATGAAGCAGAAACAAAAGTATCTGTATCAATATGTTTTGGTCTTAAAAGTTTTGAAGTTTTTGAAAAAATATATTTTGACATTTATCATTTTATATTAAAGAAATATATTGAGAGTTTTCTGGGCAACTAAAATCTAAACCATATTCGGTACAGGTTTGAACTACTGGTATTGAAATAACTTGGTCTGGTTCTTCAATAATATTACCTCTTAATACACCTTCATGCACAGATAATGATATTTTATTTGTACTTTTTGCGTTATTTTTAATAATATTAGAAACAGAAAGTCTATTCATGCTAGAAATCCAATCTAACTCTTGCTATTAATTCATTTTCTGGGGTCTTTAAAACAGGCTCAGATAATTTTGCAACGGCTAATAATTGATTATCATCGCTATATAAACCAACAGTAGTTATATATGCTCTTGGTGGTATCTCTGGATCTCCATCTTTTACATAAATTTGACTTGCAGATAAGTAAGTTGGATTAGAAGAGTAATTAAATTCATTATTAAATGCTCTACAGAAGTAGACAGTAGAGTTTATTTCCGTAACGGGCGTATAGCTTGCTGTTAAAATAGAATTTCCTAATGGATATGTTGCATTCTGTATACTACCAGTAACAATTAAATACTGTATTTCACTAGAGCCACTAATATTTTGAGCTGTAGCTGATGCTCTTAGTCCTAAAATATTATTTTCTATATTATCATTTAACGCAGAGGGCGTTGGATTTCCCGCAGCATATAGAGAATATATATAAGGAGAAATAACTGCTATACCAGCTTCATAAAAAATTAATCCTTGAACTTGATTATTTGCATTTACTGAATAACTTGCATTGGTGGAAGAAGCATAAAGTAATCCATAAAATCCAGTTCTGCATTCACGTACTACACTAACTCCACTAGAATTAACATCTTTTAACAAAAAATGAGGCGCAGCACCACCTAACGTCGCTGACTCTCCTCGCATTCCCAAAACAAAACTTCCTTGTTTTATTCTATCTTTAAACTTGCTTCTTGAAAAATTAATAAAATATGCATTGTGTAGTATTTTTGTTCCACTTTCATCGTCTGGATCTAAATTAAATTTAAGTGGCGCACCACCAATAGAAAGACCAAGAAGTATTTTAGAATATTGATTATAGATATTTTTCTTTACTGTATCAAATGAGCTATAAGCTGTATCATTTGGAGTATCTGAACTTCTGCCAAAAGTTATATCAAATTGTTTTTCTGTTGCTGCACCAATAAGTGTACTGTCGCTGTAGACCTCAGTAAAGTAATGTGGAGAACTTGATTGAGTTAGCCAAATATAACTGGTTGGATTTGGGCTAACGCTAAATTTATTAGTTGATAAACTTTCAACTAGCTGATTAGTTACTACCACGCGATCATTTTCTGAAAAGTATTTATAAGAAGACGCCATATTTTAATTCCTATTTTAAGTTTTTGCAAAAAGCACTGCGAGGTCTAAAGAGTAACCAGATGTTACAGATACAACACGTGCTGACATTCTTAGTGTTTTAAATGGTACTGGTGCGTTATTTATTAGAAAATTAAGAGTTTTTCCATATTTTGTAAAATATGAATCTGATCCTTTTAGATGTGATTTTGGAGAAATTTTAAATTTAAACCTTGATCCTTTAGGTCCAGAAATATTTGACTCATCACTCTGCCCTTCTGCTACAACAACTGGTATAGCCATAACGTCTTTTGAATTTATAGTTTCTGTAAATTTATATACCGCTATTCCATCATCATCAACACTAATTGGTTTTAATATTGTACCATCATTTATACTAATTAATTCACAATATCTATCGTCAACAAAAACATTATATTCATTTTCATATAGTGAAAAATTTTCATTTTTTAGTGATGATTTACCGCTCAGATCAGAAGTATCTAAACCTTGATCAACAGCAATATAAAAATCATTATTATTTACAGGAAGAACTCCTGCTAAGTAATCTCCATTTGCATTTTTAAGCTTGTATGAACTATAAGCCTCTGTAGTGGTTCCAACATCTACTGGAATAACGTATCCATCAAAATAAGTAGAAGTCCCATTTCCGAAAGAGCCTGTCGGAGCAAGTAATGTATTTAATTTTAATACTGGTAAATAGAGTAACATGTCATCTGACATTGTCATTAATTTGCTTTTCATAGAAGCTGCGTTATTAGTGAACGCTTCTAGAATTGGAGTATTCATAATATCTAGATCTTGAGTAGAAGAATCGTTTTTTGGTTTAAAAAGTTTATAATCAATCTCATCATCACCAAAAGCAAATTTAGTTATGTTAAATGATCCATCGCCCCTAGCTAACAATCTTCTTCCGTAGTCTGTTAAAACTGCGTCTAAAATAATATCACCGCTATTTTTTAAAAATGCTGCCATTTATAATCCTCTGTTCTTTTATAATTAGATACGTTTAATTATTTTTCCTAGTTATTGTTGATTTTATGTTAAACTCAATAACTCTTTTTGATTCTTTTGAAGTTATTTTTATAATAAAGTCTTTATTCCACATGCTATTAGCATTTGGTCCAACAGAGATATTTTCTTGATTGCTAGAATCTACATTAATCATAGTCTGCAACATGCTTGGTTTTATTAACAAATATCGTCTCATTTGCTTATCAAGCTTTTTTTCATAAGTTTTATCTAAATCTACTTCGCTTAAATTTAAGTATGAATATCCATCTTCATCTTTTATTTCTACTTCATAAATTTTTGAAACGTTTGAAGGGGTTTTATGATTATTTACGTATCTAAATAAATAATAATATTTAATATTTGGAACAATATTATCAAAAATTGCTTTTTCTTGAGCTAAAGATACTGTTTTATATAATTTTCCTTGAAAAGAAAGGTAATTTACAGGTTTTTCTGTTAATTTATAAATTTCTAATATATTAGATTCTGATTTATTAATTTTTGACTTAATTTGATTTGCAATATTATTTTCTTGAGATAATCTAATTTTTTCAAAAATTTTAAAATCTTTATTTTCTATATATTTAAATTCTTCTGAGGATTCTTGTTCTGACTCTAAAAGATTAATTCTTATAAGATTTCCGTCTTTTTCTATTTTAATTTTTGGTTTTGTATACGGTGGCTCATAAACTCCACCTGAAAAATTTATTATAGGTATTTCAAAAATTTTATATGATGCTTCATTCTTTACTTTGAATTTATAAGAACAATTATTTATATCTTCTTGTTTTTCTAATTCATTATTTTTATAATCATATGGATGATAAGAATATTTATTTCCAACAACCAAAGTTACAGCTTTTACAGTATAAAAATAGTCAGTAGCGTATTTTATTTGAGAATCAAAAAATTTAACAACTTCTGATTTGGAAGGAAATATCCAAAAATTTTGAATAGTATTTGTAGAATTAAATTTAAATTGTCTTTTTTCTATTTTATAAAATAAAATTTCTGAGTGAGCAGGCTTATTTAAAATATCTCTATACGATCTTTTTTTATTTTTTAAAGTTTCTTTAATTAATGAAATAATAGTGGAATATTCTCCGACTAGAGTAGAATTTGCCAATCTTTCAATGTTATTTAGTTTATTTGTTTCAGGAAAAAATAATCTACCCTCTAAGCCGTAATTAATCCATTCAATTAAATTTTCTTCTCTAATTTTTTCTGATTTTGAGATATCTCTTTCTGAAATAAAAGATCTTTTATTTTTTAAATTTTCTACTCCAACATCTTTATTAACTAAATAATTGCATAAATCTCGCTTACATTCTCCTATATTAGAAATTTTATGTATAAAATCTTCCTCAGAATTTACTAAATTTGTAAATGATAGTTTAGAGTAATAAGGATAAGGAAAATATTTAATTTTTGATCCATTTTCTAAATCTTTTTCTGATATTAATATATTTGTATTCAAAGATGTGATCTGCTCACGAACAGACTCTATGCGACCAGAATCTAAGTTTTCTGCTAAATTAGTAAAATAAGATAATAATTTATCTTTGTAAGAATTAGACAAAAGTAATGCAGTGACATCTGATTCAGGTATTAAACCTGCATGCGATAAACATAATTGCTCTTCCAAGTCTCTTTTTTCTTTAACTTTAGCAGAAGAAAAATTATATATATTTGGAATTAATTTTACATCAGACTGAATTTCGTTAAAAATATATTCGTAATCTATGTTAAAAAAGTTATATATAAATTCATGATTTATAAAATTATCTTTTGGATCATCATCTTTAACTTCCGATAAACTAACCGGACTATATTGTTCAAAATGGTAGTCTTCATTCATTATGCCAAGAGAAGGTCGCAATACGTCAGATATAAATCTATTCCATAGTTTTTTATTGTAATTTTTTTCTAAAATTCCTTTTTTATTTATCTTTTCTGAGCTAAAATCATCTTTTATGCCAATTATTTTTATAACGTCATCTCCAATTGGATCTAAAAAAAATTGCTTTTTATTAATAATTTGGTGTGCATGCACTATTTTATTTTGACTTTTAGTATAAAAATTTCTAGATAAATAACGAAAAATATCATTTATTGGAGAGTTTGCAAAAGATGCATTTTCTTTATTAACAAGATCTTCTTCAATCTCAGTAAAAAAGAAATCAGTGTTTATATATAAATTTTTTTTACCTATTTTTCTCATAATAAATCACTAGTGCTTATTAATGCACTCCCTGTTAAAATATTTCTAGACAAATACTGTGGCAGTATGTTTATTGCCGCTTCAGTTATATAACTTTGATCCATTAATTTAATTTCAGTCTGAACTGTATTATTTTTATTTTTTTCTAATATATAATATTTATTAAA